GCCAAACTCCCGCAAATGGAGTTTGGTTAGGGGGTATCCCTAAAAAGTGATAGCATTAAATTATGAACAGACTGCCCCCCGAGCTTCATTTGGTTCATGGAACCAAAGCTGACCACAGCGCAAAGCCTTTGCCCGAAAACGTTCGCGCAAGAGTTCCGAAGGCTGACTGGTTGGACAACCCTGACGCGTGGGACCGAGACACGTTTATCAAAGAGACGTCAGACTTTCTTTGGGAAACCTACGGGATTGGCTCTGACCAAGATAAACACGTCTTGGCTGCGCTTGCCGCGCAGATTGAGATTTACATTCGGTGTTGGAAGGGCGTGCAAAAGGGCGGCATCATCACGCAGTTCAACAACGGCGCAACGGTTGGTCCCAACCCTTTCCTTACGGCAGGCGACAAGGCTCTTAGCCGGGCGATTGTGCTGATGAACGAATTGGGCTTAACCCCTCGGGGCAGGCTTGCGACCAATAAGCAAGAAGGCGGCAAATATTCAAAACTGCTTAGTGGGCCATGAACTATGAAGATGGCATCCTTTACGCCGTTCGGGTGGCAAAGGGTGAAATACAGACTTGCAGGAATGTGCGGCTAGCCTGCCAAAGATTTCTCAATCAACTAGAAGATAAGACTTGGGCATACGAATTCCACGTTCGCTATGTCGAGCATTTCTTAGCGTTTGCCGAAACGCTGCGTCACACTAAAGGTCCGGACGCGGGTAAGCCGCTGATCCTTGAGCCTTTCCAAGTCTTCATCATTTGCGCCATTTACGGGTTCCGTGCCAAGCGCGACCCAAGCAAGCGCATGGTGAGTGACGTCATCATCTTTATCCCGCGCAAGGCCGGTAAGTCGACATTGACCGCGGCGATAGCCCTGTATGAGTTGGCGTTTGGTGAGGCGGGTTCAGAGGTCTATACCCTCGCCACAAACCGGGATCAGGCTTCGATTGTTTTCCAAGCGGCCACCGGTTTTGTCGAGGCGATGCCAAGCGACGTTGCAGCCCTGTATAACGTGGGGCGGCATCAGATCACCAAGGTTGGAGATAGCCAATCGGTTTTCAGGGCGCTGAGTCGAGACACGAAAAAGTCGGGCGACGGTCTAAACCCGTCTTGCGCCATCATTGACGAGGCCGCGCAGATCGTTGACCGCAACAGCATTGAAGTGCTGCACTCGGGCATGGTGGCCCGCAAGAACCCTCTTCGGGTGTATATCAGCACCGCCGCATTTACCAAGGAAACCAAGTTCTACGAAGAGCTTTCGGTTCTAGAGTCAATCCTTAGAGGCGAGGCGGCTGAAAATCCCCGGTGGTTTGGCTTGCTCTATAGCCTAGACCCGCAAGACGATTGGCGCGACTCGGCGACTTGGGCCAAGGCCAATCCAATGCACGGTATTAGTGTGTTTGAGGATGCGATTGCCCAACGCGCCGAGGAAGCCAAACACAAACCCGCAGCCCTTAACGAGTTCCTGTGCAAGACGCTTAACGTATATGTAAGCGCAAACTCCGCATGGGTTGATCGCGCTTATTGGGATGACAAACGCGCCCTCAAAAAAGAAGAGCGCGCGCCGGAGTCTGTGTTTATAGGCTTCGACTTGGCGGCAACCCGAGACTTAAACGCGGTTTGCACTCTGAAACGGTTTGCCGACGATGACTATGAAGCGGAATGGAAGTTCTTTTTGCCCGAGGACGGCTATAGCCTCATTCCTGCTCACTACGCGGACATATTTAGGCTTGCCCGACAGTCGGGCCTGCTTCAGATCACCGAAGGCAACGTGATGGACGACCGGGAAATCTCGGACTACATCCTTCAGCAAGCCACCAAGCATGACGTCAAGGAAATCGGCTTTGATGCCTACAACGCGGCAAGCCTAGTGGCTAGGCTGCACGAGGCGGGCCTGCCGGTCAAAAAAGTTGGTCAGGGCATGGCGGTTCTGTCCAACCCTTCCAAGCACGTCGAAAAGCTGATCATGAACTACGCGATCAAGCATGACGGCAACCCTTTCATCGGTTGGCAGCTTGGCAACTGCGAAGTCTACGAGGATGTGAACGGCAACGTCAAAGTTCGCAAGAACGAAGCCGATAAGTCTGCAAAAGTGGACGGCATCATCAGCTTGATCATTGCTATGCACTGCTCCTTGGACAACCCTGCCGTAAGCGGATTTGGCTTTCGCACCTTTTGAGTGTTAAAGTCGCAGGAAACGGGGGCCAAACATGGGAATCCTAGACATTTTCAAGCGAAAAGAAGTGCAAAAAAGTGAGTCAAACTCGCTTTTTGGACAGACTGCGCTAGGAAACAACATTGTTTATCAGGGCGACAACAAGCGGCCCTCGGTAAACACGCAGATTCTCTATGTCACCACCTCATCGGTAAACGATGCGGGTCGCTTGGTGGATATGTCCACCTTGCAGCGAAACAGCACGGTTTTGGCCTGTGTTGGCGCAAAAGCGCGGGCAATGGCTCAATTGCCGGTCAAGGTGATGTGCGAGTTGGCAGATGGCACCGTGGTTGATGCCGTCAAGGATTCCCGCGTCAGTGCAAGAGAGAAGGCCAAGGCCAAGCAAGTTCTTAGCTTGCTTCAGGAACCCAACAAGTTTCAAAGCCAATACGAATTTTGGTATCAGTGGATGATGTGGCTTGACCTGTCGGGTGAAGCCTTCACGCTTTGGTGGCGCAAGGATCAGAAGAACCCTACTCAGACGCCGCTTGAAATGTATATCTTGGACAGTACCTTGATTGCTGTCACGATCACGCCTACGCGTTATCCGACCTACCGGCTGTCCACGCCTTCCTATGGATTCTCCAAGGATGAGCCATTGGACTATTGGCAAGTCATGCACATCAAGGATATGGCATGGCAAGGCTCTGCCGGTTGGAACAAGGGCATTGCGGCGGTTGAACTGGTCAGCTTAGATCAAGACATCGACCTGTACGCCAACTACGTCATGCTCAACGGTGCGAAGCCCTCGGGGATGTTCGTTACCGAGTCGGTCATTCCTGACGCCAAGTACAAGGAAATCGCGGCGCGGCTCAAGGAAGCATGGTCAAGCATGACCGGAAGCCGGACCACTGACCCGTCCAAGCCCGGTCAGGGGATGTTGCTCGATCAGGGCATGAAGTATGAACCCCTGAAGATGCTGTCCCTTCAAGACGCAGACGCTGCCAATCTGAAGATTCAGACGATGAAGCGTATTTGCGGAATCTTTGGCGTGCCTCCGGCCATGATCGGGATTGCCGACCAAAAGTACAACAATACGCAAACCATGTTGGATGAATTCTATAAATCCACCATGTACCCGCTTATTGTTTCAGTGCAGCAAAAGCTCAAGTCGCACCTTTTGACGGGTTACCCAACCCTAAGCGTGCAATTCGATACTCAGAATTTCTTGCAAGGTGCGCCGCTTGATCAAATGAATTACGCGGTTGCCGGAGTCAAGAACGGCATTCTCACGCCCAATGAGGCGCGGGAATACCTTGGTCGGGCGGCTTTGGATAGCGGAAACGATCTTGCGGTGGATGTGGGCGGCAAGGATCAACCGATTCCCGGTTCTTCCCCGCAAGACACGGGCGGGGGCGGCGGCAGTCAAGCACGGCGCATGAACATTGGCACAACTTGACATCCGTAATGGTTAATACAAAATACCTAGCAGCACTTGCTAGGATGGTGCAGCAGCCAAAGCAGATTCCTGCTTTGTTGCAGCCGCCTGTAGCCCCTAAAATACAAGACAATAACCAATCTATAGGTTTAGGGGTCATCAATGAAACAAGTCCAAATGATCTGCGAGGCTCGCCTAGTGCTCCCCGAAAGCGCGGGCGCCCAAGAGCCAACCGGAAAGATTGAGGCTACCGTTACAACTTGGGGACCACGCGAAGGCGCAGACGGTCGCAAGTTCTTTTATAAGCCGGAAGGCTTCATGCAATGGGCAAAGGAATTCGCTGAGACTAAGCGACCGCTGCCCATGTTTGTCAATCACAACGCCGATGCTATGCCGGTGGGTGAGTGGACCGCATTTGAATTCACTGATAAGGGCATGACCGCAGAAGGTCGCCTTTACATCAACACCACTCAAGGGTCTGATCTTTACCAAGTGATGACCGAATCCCCGGCCATGTTCGGTGGCGTATCTGTAGGAGCATACGCAGATGAATACTGTATGGTCGATGGTGAAGGCAATCCCCTCCAAAGCGGCAGCGATATGGAGGAAGGCTATTTCCAAATTTCAAAAGGCGGACTCCGAGAAGTCTCCGTCGTAATGCACCCGAACAACCCGATGGCAGAAGTTCACAAGTTGGAATTCTTCCGACCTGATGGAACTGCTGACCTGAAGATTTTGGAGAAGGCTCTGCGTGATGCAGGACTGTCCAAGAAAGATGCGGTCGCTGCCGCATCTACCTTCAAGAAAGTGCTAGAGCAGCGTGATGCTGCTGCGCCCAATCTTGAAATTGCGCCGACTCAGGGTGAGCCTGATGCGGAAGCGACCGAAGCCGAATTGCTTGCTGCACTAGAGCAGCGGGAAATTCTCAAGCATCTTTCCAATCGTCTGAAAGGCTAATCATGTCTAAGGAAATCATCGAAAAACTGGACGCAATCGAAGCGTCTACTCTTGCCAAGGCTGAAGAAATTGCAGCCAAGGCCAATGAGTCTGTTGAGGCTGCTAAGGCTGAACTGACCGAGAAGGTTGCGGCTCTTGAAGCCAAGATCGCCACGGTTCAGGCTCCCGCCATCGTGCGCCCCATCGCCAAGACTGTTCGCACTGATGTGAACCGCGCTGTTCGTGAGCAACTTGCCAACTTCTACAAGGGCGGCAAGCAGCTTGAGAAAGAACTGCAAATGTTCGCGTCGGAAGATCAGTACTACGCGTATATGCAGGAAGCCTCGCAACTGACTGCGGGTGGTGACGGTAAGGGTGGTCGCACCGCTTACGACCCCGTGTTCGTTGCTCTGCGTCTTTACAACCCGCTGCGTGGTGTGTCTCGCACCGTCGCTACCGATGGTTCTTCGTATCAGTTCCGCGTGAAGACTGGCAACGCCGGTGCTCAGTGGGGCTATGCAATTCAGAACAACGGCACGCCGACGACTGAAAACACCTCCATTTGGCAACTGGTGCTGAAGGACATCAACGTCCAATTCCCGATCCGTACTGCCGCGCTTGACGACATCGACGGTTTGGAAGCAAACGTGGTGGACGACATGCTTGCTGAATTCGCGCAGCAAGAAGCCCTGTCCATGATCGTCAACAACGACCAAACCGGCACGGGTTCTACCGTGACGACTGGTGGTGCTGATGGTCTGCGCGGTCTTGACCAGTACGGTGGTGCGAATGCGACCTACACCGGCGGCACGACCTCTGTGTCGGCTTTCGGTTCGTCGGGCACTTCCTCGACTTCCGGCCTGCACTCGCTTGCAACGTATGACCAATTGACCACGAACGGTTTTGGCACGGCTAACAACGTGACCTTCCAAGACATCGTGAACATGGTCTACGCTCTGCCGCAGCAGTACTGGACCAAGGATGCCAAGTTCATGGTGAACAACGTCATGCTTGCCGCTATCCGCGGCCTGAAGGACGACAACGGCACCCCGGTGTTTGAGCGTATGCACCCGGCTGAGACTGACGGCATCGTCGGCAAGCTGCTCGGCTTCGATGTGGTGGTCAACTCTTACGTTGATGCCCCCACCGCTGCCGGTGCATCTGCCGGTACGACCTCCAAGTACCCGATGTACTTTGCCGACTGGTCGCGTTATCACACGATCATCGACCGTCTGAACATGGTCATGCGTCGCTATGATCAAACGCTGCCGGGCTTCATCACCTTCTTCGGTGAGAAGCGTTTGGCAACGAGCGTGCGCGATCCCTTCGCAGGGGTTCGCTATCGCTCGACCGCTACGGGCGCTTGATGGGAGAGGGGGCTTCGGCTCCCTCTTTTTCGCGGGGACTTCATGCCAAAGCCAAACGATGCAATGAAAGCCGAAGCCAAGCGTGGACTAGCTTGGCGTGAGGAATTCAAGCGCGGTGGTACAGCGATTGGTGTTGCGCGTGCGCGTGACATTGCCAACGGTGCTGACTTATCGCCTTCCACAATTGCTCGGATGGTTTCTTACTTCGCAAGACACGAAGTAGATAAGAAGGGTGAAGGTTGGAGTCCCGGCGAAAAAGGATACCCTTCAGCGGGGCGAATCGCGTGGGCATTGTGGGGCGGCGACCCCGGCAAAACTTGGGCAGAAAAGGAACACGCCAAAATGAAGCAATCGGCAAATCAATCTTCGGTCATTACCGAAGCATTCCTCGACGCAATCAAAACTGCGATCACTGAGAATCGTCGCGTCACGATTGATATTGCCGAAGCCTCGGCGTTGACCGGCTCCGGCTCGGGCATTGGTGGCCGCGTCATCTTTGACGATGCTTTCGCTGCTCTGCGTTACGCAAATCCTTTCCGGCAAGGTGCTCGGATTAGGGACTGCGAAGGGTCCGATATGCAGTTCGTTGCAAAGACGGGTAACGCCACCAACCAAGCGGGCAACCCTTGGGGCTATGCGGTGCAGAACAACAATGGTTCCCCCGACACGAATACGACCATTTGGCAGCTTCCCGTGCGCGTGGTTGCGGCCCGTCTGCCTATTCGCTCGGCTGTATTGTCCGATGTGAACAACCTTGATCCCACGCTTGTCGAAGACCTGATGCTTGAGTTTGCCCAACTCGAAGGCGCAAGCATGGCAATCAACAACGACCAAGCGGGTTCGACCACCACCACCACGGGCGCAACCGATGGCCTGCGTGGTTTGAATATGTATCTCGACGGCGCGGCTTCTGCCTACGGCACTTCAGGCACGGCGATCACCAACGGCATCCACACAATTGCCACTCAGACCGCCACGACCGCCGTTTCCTACAACGACATTACCGCTGCGGCTTCCAAGCTGCCCGGTCAATACTGGTCGCTTCCCGGCACGGCTTGGCATATTGCTCCGGCTACCATTGAGTTGCTGCGCGAACTCAAGGACACCAACAATCTCCCCATCTTCCTCGAAACGGGCGACGATGACGGTGGCGCAGTGGCGCACATCTTCGGGTGGCCGGTGATTCCCAATCCTTACCTGTCGGCAGCGTATCCAATCTATCTTGCCAACTGGCCGCGCTTCCTGACTATCTGCGACCACACCGAATTCAACATTCAGATGATGGAGCAGACCCTTCCCGGTTTCGTGACCATGTATGCTGAAAAGCGCGTGGTTAGCTCCGTGCGCGACCCCTTCGCCGGTGTTCGCATAAAAGTCTGAGGTTAAGCCATGTCGGTTGATTCCTACCTGACTTACGGCGGGCCTTATCTTGCCCCGACGCGCAATCCGTTCAACTACTCCAAATTTGAGCAGATCAATCGGGACAACGTAACCCCGTGGCTCACGCTTGAGGAAATCACCCAACAACTCAACCTGTTCAATGATGAGTCGCAAGACACCTATCTGACGGGTCTTGAGTTGGCTACGCGGCAGGCAATCGAAGACTTGATCGGGTTGCCGATCATGCCGGTGAGCTATCGGGTGTACTACAACGCCAATGCGTTGTGGGGCATCCCGCTGTCGCTTGACCTTCCCG